CAACTAAAAGAATACAAGAGAAAGTATTTTCCAGCTTTATTAGTACCACCAACTTACTTTAAGTCTGAACCTTATGTAAGGATGTCGGATTGGGCTGAAAACTTTGAAGAATTTGCTAACTATTAAACTATAAATTATGTACATCAACACTTGCTGCGGTTGGGAAAGCTACACTACTTATGATTTATGTCCAGAATGTAAAGAACATTGCGACTGGGAATTAATCGAAGAAGACCAAATAGTAGAAGACCAAATAAACGAGGATTTAATAAATGAGTCATTAATAAACAAAAACAAATAAAATGAAAGTATTAAACATTTGCCAAGAGGACATTAAATGGAAACCAGTACAAACTAAATCTGGTATAAAACATTATGCTAACATTGCAGTAGATTATCTTAAAGAACCAGACGATAAAGGAAATACAGTTACCGTTTGGAATAATCAAACCCAAGATGAACGAGCAGAAAAGAAGAAAAAAGAATATTGTGGCAGAGGCAAAGAATATAAATTCGATGCTAAAAAAGAGTACGCAAACTCTAATAAACAAGAGCAAGAAGACCACGATAATATGCCATTTTAAACTTTAACAAAACTTTAACAACTATGAAAACTCAAAAAGAACAAATCAAAAAGTATCTATTAAGTAGAAAAACAATTACCCCTATCCAAGCCTTAAATAAATTTGGCTGCTTTAGATTAGCGGCAGTTATTTATAAGCTAAAGAATGAAGGCTTAAAAATTGTTACTGAAATGGAGTATAACAAGAACAAACAATTTGCGAGATATAGGTTAGTTTAGTATATTTGCAACGGATGTAGGATATCCATTATTAAACTTATTGGCTCAAAGCTGAACCCTCAATCCTACTGGGGGGAATGCCGAGAGCCTTTTTATTTATGAAAAATAATAGCTACTATTTTAGCCACGATTACAATGCGGCTAATGATACTAAGATTTTGTTTCTTAGGCATCAATTAGGAATGGAAGGTTATGGAATTTATTGGTTTTTAATTGAGCAATTAGCCAATGCTGGAGGTAAGTTACCTTTAGAATTAATCCCAGTTTTAACAATGCAAATGCAATCTACCGATGTAAAAGTCAATGGGGTAGTACACAATTTTGGTCTATTTACAATAGAGCATAACGAGTTTTGGTCCGAGCGTTTACAAGAGCATTTAGAACTAAGAAACAGATTAAGCGAAGGTGGTAAAAATGGGGCTGCCAATAGGTGGGCTAATAGGGGGGCTATTGGGGGGGCTAATGCAAAGGAAAGTAAAGAAAAGGAAATAAAAGGAAAGGAAATAAAAGAAAAAAAAGTAAAGGAAAGTAAAGTACTAACTCTTTTTAGTGAAAGTATTTATAATGATATAAAAATATTTGAGTCAAGTTTTTTGGGTACTCAATATGAAGGTGCTAATTTTACTTACTATCACGAGGTCATTAAAAATTGGTCAGATTCTACTGGAAACAAAAAAAGGGATTGGATAGCCACCGCAAAAAATTGGATGGCAAAAGATATGACAAAAGGAACTTTTATTGACAAAAATTATAAGCCAAATGCAAATAATCAAACAAAATCAAGAGTTAGCCACGCTACCGAAGAACAGTTTATCCAGACTGCTTTTAAACGCAATGGCGGTTGGTAGTACTGGAGAGGTACACAATCAAATGTGCCGATACAAAGAAAAGGGAGAACCAAATTATTTGTCAGTAATGCAAAACATACCTAAAGACCAAAGGTTACCGCAAATAGCAAAAATTTATGGGAACGATAAAATAGCGACTGTATTAGGTAAACAAATAACAAGAACTCTTTTAAATTTTAATTTAAGAGTAGGAATGAATACAGAGCAGATTTATGATTTAAGTTTGGCTTTGATCGAAACAGCTGAAGAAGATAATTTAGCTATTGAGGACATTATGCTATTCTTAGATGGTTTGCCTAAGTTTAAATACGGCAAAGTTTATGACCGAATGGATATGCCTACATTCTTTGAGATGTTAGAAGTATATCGTGAACAAAGACATCAAGCATATGTTAATGCAAAAGAGGAGGCACACGCTCAATTTAAGTCTATGGGAGATACTAACCGAATGTCAAATGATACAGACAAAGAGGCTAACCGAAATGCAATGAATGAGTATTTGAAAAACCAATATAAATAAATAATTGCCCAGCTAAAATTTATTAATTAACAAATGGGTGTTGGTTATGTAAACGGCTGGGCATTAAAACTTTAAACTATGAAATGGATAAAATTTTTATTTATTAGTGTTCCTTTAGCACTAATTTTAATAATATCTGCAAACATTTACTTTGAATTTAAACGATGGAGAAAATGATAGCAAGTGGAACTGAAAATGCGAGACCAATAAAAATGATAGACATAGAAACAAAAGAAGTAACCATATTTAAAAGCATAGCTTATGCAGTAAGAACTACCAAAGTAAATGAGTATGCATTAAGGCAAGGATTAAGCCCATTAAAAAAGAAGCGATTTGAGGTTAATGGTCGAACTGTTGTTTTTAGGCTATATAACCCCTAACTTTGCCATATGGCATTAATAACAATACCCAAACTAACTGCAAAGGCACAAAAGGTATTTAACGCATACATAAGAAAACGAGATAGCCAAAATGGTTACTTCACTTGTATTAGTTGTTTAGAAACTAAAACGACTGACCAAATGGATGCTGGGCATTTTGTACCAGTTAAAAGGTCAAGTGCTTTAAGGTTTGACGAGTACAATGTAAATGGAGAATGTAAAAGATGCAATGGCTTTGATGAGTTTCATCTTATAGGGTACAGACGTAATCTATGCGACAAAGTAGGTGAGGGAGTTGTATTGTATTTAGAAAGCCAATCAAGACTGCTAAAAAAGTGGTCAAGACAAGAACTAAACGAAATAATAGAAAAATATGGCGAAGGCAAATAACTCTAACAAAGTCAGCTTTGGGAAACGCAAATGCGGAAAGTATAAAAAAACATCTGGTCCAAAAGACAAACCAGTAAAACCATATAATAGACAAGGCAGATGCTAATATCACAAATTAAACCGAACCCAGAAAACCCAAGAATTATTAAAGACCATAAGTTTAAACAACTTGTTGAGTCTATTAAGTCCTTCCCCCAAATGCTGGAACTTAGACCTATTGTAATTGACGAGAATAACATAGTCTTGGGCGGTAATATGCGTTTAAAGGCTTGTACTGAAGCAGGACTTACAGACGTGCCAGTTATTTACGCAAAAGACCTAACAGAAGAACAAAAAAAAGAATTTATTATCAAGGATAATGTAGGTTACGGCGAGTGGGATTGGGAAGATTTGGCTAATAGCTGGGATGCCAATTTGCTTACTGAATGGGGTCTTGATATACCAAATTGGTCAGCAGGTCATAGCATTAATAATATGTCTGAAGATGATTTAGATTTATCAGAAGAATTTGATGCAATAGGAATTAGTAAAAACTTACAAAAAGTTGTATTTGTATTTGATGGTGCAGAAGATGCAGAAAGTTGGTTAAAACAATTTCCAAATTTAGAAATCAAAAAAAATAGTCAAGTTTGGCAAATCAATCTAAATACCCCATTTATATAGTTTCAAAAGGTAGATTTAAAAACCCTATTACTGCTAAATCTTTTGAAAAATACAATATTGATTATTTAATAGCAGTTGAACCACAAGAAGAACAAGACTATATTAATGTTTTAGGTAAACATAGAGTTTTAGTTTTACCTTTTTCTAATTTAGGACTTGGAAGTTATCCTGCAAGAAATTATTGTTGGGAACACGCAAAGAATAATGGTTATGAATATTACTGGTGTTTTGATGATAATATTAGTGGATTTGCTAAGTGGATAAATGGCAAAAAAATTAATACTAATGATTTTGATGCTATCAGATATGTTGAAAGTTTTATTATTAAAAATAAATTTGATATTGCAGGATTTGAATATAGATATTTTGTAGCAAAAGCACCAAAGAAACCATTTAAAATTAATACTCATTTATACTCAGCAATGCTTATAAAAACAACATTGCCTTATAGATGGAGGTTAAAATATAATGAAGATGTAGATTTATGTTTACAAGTATTACATAATGGCGGGAAAACTGCAAGTTGTATCTATTATATGACAAATAAAATATCAACAGTTGTAAAAATGAAAGGTGGCAATCAAGATGAATTATATAAAGGCAATGACCCAAAGAAAAAGTTATTAAAGGCTAAAATGCTTGAAGCAGTATGGCCACAATATGCAAAAACTGTAATTAGATTTGGCAGATATCATCATTTTGTAGACTGGAAGGTGTTTTCTAAACGATTAAAAGGCTAATTTTGTAATATCAATGAAAATTCAGTGAGATATGGCGAACGAACAAAATCTTAAACCATTTCCTAAAGGAGTATCTGGCAATCCAGCTGGTAAGCCTAAAGGAGTTCAAAATAGCAAGACAAGACTTTTGCGTTTACTTGAATTAGTAACTAAGGTGCGAAACCCAGTTACTGGCGAAGAAGAGGAATTTAGCATAGCAGAGCAATTAGATATGCAGATTATAGCTAAGGCAAGAAAGGGCGACCTTAAAGCCTATGAGATAATCTTAGACCGATTAGAAGGTAAGCCTAAACAATCAACAGAGGTAGAGGTTAGCGGTGGAGTAAACATAACTTGGGAGGAGAAAAAAACATACGTTGGAAATACTGGTAGCCTATAATGGAATTATCAATAAAACAAACCATAGCTTTAGATTTACTTGAAGATAAAACCACAAATGAGATTTTATTTGGCGGTGGGGCTGGTGGTGGCAAAACTGCATTAGGTTGTTACTGGCAGTTAAAGCAAAGACTAAAATACCCAAATACAAGAGGATTAATAGGTCGTGCCGTACTAAAGACACTTAAAGAAACTACATTAGTATCATTCTTTCAAGTGGCAAAGATGCAAGGATTAGAAGCTGGTAAGCATTATAAGTACAATGGGCAAATGAGCCAAATAGAATTATTTAACGGCTCAATTATTCTACTAAAAGACCTTTACGCTTATCCAAGCGACCCAAACTTCGATGAATTAGGTTCGTTAGAGATTACAGATGCTTTTATAGACGAGGCTAACCAGATAGAAGATAAAGCACGAAACATTATCAAGTCAAGGATAAGATACCAGCTTGACGAAAACGAACTAATACCTAAAGTGCTTTACACTTGTAACCCAGCTAAGAACTGGACATACTCGGAGTTTTATAAACCACAAGTAGACGGTACAATAGCAAAGAACAAAAAGTTTATTGCATCGTTAATTGACGATAATCCATTTATATCAAAGCACTATAAGGAAAACCTTTTAACCTTAGACACAGTTTCAAAGGAGCGTTTGCTATTTGGTAATTGGGAATACTCTAATGACCCATCAACTTTAATAGATTATGATAAAATACTTGATGCTTTTAATAGCGGCTATTTACCTACTGGTCCACACTATATTACTTGTGATGTTGCACGTTTTGGCTCTGATAGTACTGTCATTGGTATTTGGGATGGGTTTCGTGTTAAACCTCATCAATACAATGGCAAGTCAGTTGTGGAAGTGGCTGAAATTATAAAACAATTCCAAGCAGAGCATCAAGTACCTAACTCACAAATAGTAGTCGATGAAGATGGAGTAGGAGGTGGTGTTGTAGATATACTTAGGTGCAAAGGTTTTGTAAACAATAGTTCTCCATTAGAAAACCCTATAACAAGACAAAAGGAAAACTTTGATAACCTTAAATCTCAATGTTATTTTAAGTTAGCAGAGTTAATGAATGATAACAAAATCTTTATCAATGCAACTGGCACAATAAAAGAAAAGATTATCCAAGAGTTAGAGCAAGTCAAACAAAAGTCAGTAGATAACGATGGAAAAAAAGGAGTAATGCCAAAGGATAAAGTAAAAGCCTTAATAGGTCGTTCTCCAGACTTTAGCGATTGTTTAGCAATGAGAATGATTTTTGAATATACTCCAAGATTTGCAGTTTCGGTTTTTTAGTGTAAAATATACTAACTTTGAACCTAAAGTACATAATATGGGATTATTTGACTTCTTCAAAAAAAGACAGAAGATAAACACTGTTTTACCAAACATACCTTTTAACGGACAAGTAGCAATACAACAAGGCATCGTAACTTGGCAAGGTGGTGATAATATTAGTTTCGTAAATGAAGGCTATCAAGCAAACGATATAGTTTATTCAATTGTTAAGCTAATTACTGATAAAACAAAGATTGCCCCTTGGCACGTTTACAAAGTAGTAGATGAAGTAGCAGCTAAAAAGTACAAGGCTTTAATGAGCCAACCAGATAAGATTGAAAACTGGAAAGAAGTTAATAATTTACATAAGAAAGCATTTGAGATTTTTACTGGCGATGCAAGACTTAACGAGTTACTAAAATACCCTAATGAAGAAGATACTTGGGGTGATTTAATTGAGGCTTGGGCAGGGTTTAAGTTAATTACTGGTAACTCTTTCGTTTATGCTAAAATGATTGAAGGTGGGAACAATAACGGCAAACCTTATGAATTGTTTGTGCTTCCATCTCAATATATGTATATCTTAGCTAACACATTAGAGTTCCCTCCAACAATAGCAGGTTATCAGTTAAATTATGGACCTTTATGGAACTTTACGAAACAAGAAATTTTACAAGACAAATATTTTAACCCACAATGGAATACTACTGGCAATCAATTATATGGACAATCTCCTTTGATGGCTGCTGCGAGAAACTTGACTCGTTCGAACGAAGCCAAGACTGCGGCGGTTGCATCTTTCCAGAATGGTGGTCCAGCTGGAGTTCTTTTTATGAACGATGAACGCTTTGACCCAATTAGTGGAAGCCAACAAGCACAAGCACTTAAAAGAGCGGTGAGTGAGAAAGGCGGAGCGGCTAACTTTAATTCAATTGCAGTTAGTGGTTATAAAGTAGATTGGAAACAAATAGGATTAAGTCCGGTAGAACTTGACATTATTGAAAGTGAAAAGTGGGATATGAAAGCACTTTGCAATATTTACGGAGTACCGGCACAATTATTAAACGATAGCGAGAATAAGACTTACAATAACCAAAGAGAAGGCGAGAAGGCTTTGACTTTACGTTGTGCATTGCCTTTGTTAATTTCAATGCGTGATAACATCAATAGAAAATTACATAGCGATTGGGGTTACAGAGGTTCTAATATTTACGTTGATTTTGACGCTTCAGTTTACGGAGAACTTGAAGCTAACAAGAGCGAACAAGTAGAATGGTTAGACAAGGCTTGGTGGATTGCTCCAAAGCAAAAGATGGATATTATGGGATTAGAAATTCCAAGTTATATTCCAGAAGAAGAAATGGAGAAACTTTATATCCCAAGTTCTTTACAACCAGTTGATGACTTCCAACCATTAAACATACCAAATGAATAGCCAAGAGTTAATTGATAGTTTATTTGATTTAAAGGTTGAGTTAAAAGCCGACCTAAGCGAGATAATAGATGAAGTTTATTCTAAGTATCACGACACGGTAAATATGTCTTATTCGGAGTTAAAGGCTTGGAGCGAAACGGAATGCTCTAAGTTAGCTTCATTAGATAGAAGCCCAATAACAAGAAACTTAAACCTACTTAGCAAGAAAAAAAGCGAATGGGGTGCAAACGAGGTTAAGTCAGCTAATAGAACGATTAGTTTTGTTAGCCGTATGAAGAATATGGAACAAGGAGAACCAGTATCTAAAACCTGCCCATCTAAAAGGGATATATCTCTTAAGAACTGGGCTTACAATCCAAATAAATAAAATGAATAACTACGCAGAAAAATTTATTAAATTATCTAAATATTTAATAGAGGAAATCAAAAAGACAACTGGTATCAACAAAGCAGGAAATACTTTTGCGAATGCTAAGGTAGATGCTGGTAAAGTTAAAAGACCACAATCTTGGACTCCGCCAACTATTGAACAAGAGAATAAATTTATTGAGGAGAACGGATGGGCGGCTTATGGCAAATGGCACTTAGGTATTGATGCAAATGCAGACCCAGAAACTAAAGCACATTGGCATTACATTTATACAAGCGACTTTGAAAATGTAGATAGAGCAGGTTTAATAGCTATTAGACAAAGAGCAGGTCAGCAAAAACAAGTTGATGTATTTGAAGCAGCAGGAAAGTTATTAGAGAAAATTGATGCCTAATGATTTGGCAAGATTATAGGAAGCTATATTTAAACGCACTAAAGCAATACTCGCCAAAGTTCAAGAAAGAACTACAAAAGCAAGTAGATACGTTTTGTCGTACCCAAGATTACGCAGCAATATCCTCTAAAGGCATTTCTAAGACCATTAAGCAGCTTCACGTTGCTTTAGGTACAAAGATGGCTACAATGACTAATAAGTCCGTTAAAAAGGCTACAAAAGGCTTTTATGAGCCATTTGAAATAAAAATGAGCCAAACGGATATTTACTCTTATGTTATCCTTCAGTTCTTAGAAAGACAAGGGGTAAGCCAAATAGCAGACGAAATCACAAACACAACTATCAATCAAATAGCTGCATACCTACAAAAAGGCTTTGAGCAAAACTTATCTATACAAGAGTTAATCCCAATGCTTAGACAAGCTGGGATAACTGACTTTAGAGCAGAACTTATAGCAAGAACCGAAACTGGGAGGGCTGCTAACTTAGGTGCAATGGTTGGAGCGACTGCAACTGGCTTAGTAACTATGAAAGAATGGATTTCATCAAGAGATGCAAGAACAAGAAGAATGCCGCCAAGTTATGCTGACCATCTTGTAATGGATGGAGTTAAGGTAGCATTTGACGAACCATTTAAAGTTCCTACAAGTCCAAAGGCAAAAGGTGGAACACATATCGGAAATGTAGAATTAATGATGCAACCTTGCGATAGCGGAGCAAGTGCTGCTAATACTTGTAATTGTCGTTGTACTGTTGCGTTCGAGGCTCAAAGAGATGCAAACGGAAAGCTAAAAACATTTGACACAAACCCTCCAAAAGGAGATATGGGTTTTATCTGGGCAACACTTGGAAATATAGCAGGAATACAAATAGGCAAATTAATCGCAGAAGCATTACAATAATAAAAAAATTAATAACTTTGTTTTATGAGTAAAATTGAACAAAAGGGATATGATGAAATGATTTTAGACATAACCCCAGAAACAAGAACAGTAAAAGCGTGTTGGTCAAGAATTGGTAATGTGGATTTAGATAACGATATAATCGTTGCTGATGCGTTCACAAAGACAATTAAAGAAAGAGGACCAGCAGGAAAAAATATGATTTGGTCTTTAGTAGACCATAAAGCAGATATGGCACATACTTTGGGTAAGCCTAAAGAATTATACATTGAAGGCGATATGCTTGTTGCGGTTACTGACTTAATAGAAACAGAGTGCGGCGAAGATGCAATCAAATTGTACGAAGCTGGTTTAATCAACCAACACTCAATCGGTTTTACTACATTAAAAAGCACAGTTGACCAAAAGACTGGAGTTAGAACAATCACAGAGTTAAAACTTTATGAAGGTTCAGCAGTACTTTGGGCAGCTAATCCAGAAACTCCAACATTGGGTTTCAAGAATGAATTTAAACAAAACAAGGAAGTATTATCTTTGCGTTTAGAAAACTTGATTAAGGCATTTAGAGGTGGAACATTTACAGATGACACCTTTGCTTTAATGGAGATTCAAATAAAACAAATACAAGCTGCATTATTAGAACTTGAAGTTGTTGAAACTATCACTCAACCCGCTGAAGCAGTTGAGCCGACACCAGCACCAGAGGAGAAAAGTAATGAAGAAGTATTGAAAGCAATCAAACATTTTAACAATCTATTTAAAAAGTAAAAATGGAAAATTTAATTAACGAAATGGCTGAAAACCTTAAAGGTTTCCAAGCTAATGCAGAAGCTCAAATTAAAGAAGTAGCTGCACAAGTAACTGTTGTAAAAGACGAGTTACAAAAACAAATCGACTCTCAATTAGCTGCTCAAAAGAAAGCTGCTAAGAAAGAAGTAAAGCACATTGACGAAGTTATTATGGAGAAATTAGACGGTAATTTCGATGCAATGGAAAAGTCTTTAAAGTCTAATGGTAAGTATCGTTTAGATTTATCTGACGTTAAAACTATGACTTTATCTGGTAACTTAACTGGTGATGCACAAGCGTCTTACGCTCCAAACCCAGCTATCCAACCAGCACAAAGCATTAACTTTAGAGATTTAATCCCAACTGTAAGAAGCGAAAGCGGATTGTATGTTTACTATCGTGAGAATAGCGGTTTGACTAACAACATTGGCGCTCAAACTGAAGGTAACGATAAAGGCGAGAACAACTATTCTTTAACTGAAGTTAAAGTTGTAAACGACTACTTAGCTGGTTTCTCAACTTTCTCTAAGCAAATGTTGAAGTCATTACCTTTTATGACTCAAACTTTACCAAGAATGTTACAAAGAGATTTCTTCAAGGCTGAAAACGCTGCGTTCTTCTCTACTGTATCTGGTGCTGCAACTGGTTCTACTACAACTGCGGAAACTAACGACTTGTTACAATTGATTGATTACATCGGTAACCAAAAGACTGCAAACTTCGTTCCTTCTTATGCTTTAGTAAGCCAAACACAAATGGGTCGCTTATTGAAAGCTACTGTTGCTGCTGGTTACTACGCTGGTAACGGTTCTGTAATCGTTTCTCCTAACGGTGGTATCACAATCTGGGGTGTTCCAGTTGTATCTGCTTCTTGGGTAACTGATGACAAAGTATTAATCTTTGATTCTTCTTACTTAGAGAGAGTAGAAGTTGAAGGTTTAGCTATCGAGTTCTCTTATGAGAATGGCGAAAACTTCCAAAAGAACTTAGTAACTGCTCGTATCGAGTGTTACGAAGACATCAACTTAATGTTGACTACTTCAGCTATCTATGCTGATATGGGTAACGTTGGATAATAACTAACCTATATAAAATAAGAACCCCACTTTAATCGGTGGGGTTTTTTATTATAATTAATGTAAATTTGTAAAAAGATATTATGGCATATTCAAATTATATCAACGACTTTACGGCAACCCCAACCGCTCCTATAACAGAGCCAGTAACAGTTGCAGAGGCTAAAGCCTATTGTAGAGTTAGCACTTCAACAGAAGATACTTTATTCTCAACGCTTATTACACAAGCAAGAGAAGCAATTGAGATGGCAACTGGTTTAAACTTAGTGCCTAAAGCAATGGTAGTTTACTTTAACAATATTGCAGGTAATTTTGAGATGCCATTTGGTCCAGTAACGGCTTCATTTAAGTTATATGATATGGAGCAAGACGCTTTAGAGATAACTGGAACAGATTATCAATTAATAGGAGATAAGTTTCCTAAATTGGTTTATCCTAAGTACGCAAACCTAAAGGCAACTTACACAAGCGGATATACAACAATACCAACGGATTTAAAAGTAGCTATCTTAGACCAAGTAAGTTACGATTACGAGAATAGAGGCTTAGATGCTGATACTGGAATTTGTAATAAATCATGGAAGGCTTGTCAAAGATGGACAAGAGTTTCCCCAATATTATAGTATGAAATTAGGTAAAGCTAAATCGGTTTATATAGACGCAAACACAATGACAAGGGAGGTCTTGTTATATGCACCAACTCGTGTAAGCGATGGTCAAGGTGGATATACTACGACATTTGCCCTACAAAGCACTGTTTGGGGAGATTTAAGACCAGATGACAAGGTTAGAGAGGTAGATGAGTCGGAATTGCAATTTGACCAAAGAATGAGGCTTTTTATTCGCTATGGGGTTACTATTAACGATAACTATGAGGTAGAGGTAGAAGGGTCAAGATTTACGATTCATTCTATTAAGGATGTAGAGAACCAACATAGATTTTACGAACTTGTAATTTATAGATAATGGGTTTTGGAATAGACTTATCTGGCATACCAAGACTTGAAAAAAAGTTAAAGGAAATAGAAAAAAACGTTAGCACTGAATTAGCTAAGGAGATTTCTGCTTCTACTTTAAATATTGAGAAGGCTGCCAAACGACTTGCTCCAGTAAATTTAGGCACATTAAGACAAAGCATTCATGCAACTTCAAAAGATAAATTAACTCACTATGTAGAAGTTGGAGCGTCTTATGGTGCATATGTGGAGTTTGGGACTGGAGGCAAGGTTTCAATACCTACTGGATACGAACAATATGCAGCTACGTTTAAAGGAGGTAGAAGTGGCACTTTAGATGATATGATAAAGGCTTTAACTTTGTGGGTAAAGAGAAAAGGTTTAGCTGGGACTTATAGCGTAAAAAGTGGTAGAAGATTAGGTAGCAAAGCAACTAAGGCATCACAAGACGAAAAATTAGCAAGGTTTTTAGCTATTAAGATATTAAAAAATGGTATTAGAGCACAGCCTTATTTAATACCAGCTTATGAAGCAGAAAAACCAAGACTAATAGAAAAATTAAAAAAGTTATTAAATGCTTAACCCTAATATAGAAATAAAGAAATGGTTTTATACTAACTTGACAAGCGCGAGTGGGCTTACTGTTTATGATGGTATTGCACCAACTGGAGCAGGAGATGAATATATCATAATGAATGGTAGAACATCAAGTCAAGAAAGAGGTAAAGCAGGTTATACAAATGCAATTACAATAGATGTGGACATTGTTACAAAAAATGCTAACTTTGGCTATAAACGTGCAGAAGAAATTAGCAATTTGGTTCTTACGGCTATTAACTCTGATACGAATATAACTTTAGCAAATGGCTTTTATAGTTCAACTTTAGTTGTAGGTAGTATTAGAAACTTAGACGGATTAAACCCAACTGATAATGTCTTTAGAACGATTATATCATATAACATAATAATAACTCAAAATTAAATAAAATGGCAGAAACAAAAGTAAGCGGTAGAGATTATATACTACTTGCAGACATAGACGGAGATGCAACTTTTAAACCAGTTGCTTGTCTTACAACTAACTCTTTTACATCAACTAACGACACTATTGATGCAACTTCTAAGTGTGGTAACAGTTACACTCCAAGCCCAGTATTTTCACAATCTTTTGAGTGTGAAGGTTTTGCGATTGACGAAACTGGTACTCCAAGCAAGGATAGCTACCAACAATTGTATGCAGCACACGCAGCTAAAACTCAATTCTCTATGAAGATGGGTAAAGCAAGTCCTACAAGTGGTGATATCACTTATTCTGGAAGTGTTTTCATTAGCGACTTTAGTGTAACTGCTGATGATGCTGATGATGTGAAGTTTACTGCAACTTTCGTAGTAACTACTCCGCCATTAACACAAACAGAAACTGCATAATAAAAAACAACAACAAGAACTATGTACGAATTAAAACTTAAAGAAACAACAATACCTTTGAGGTGGGGAACTTGGGCGATGAAGCGATTTTGTGAGTTAGAGAATAAAACTCTAATGGAATTAATAAACGTTTTGTCTTCTGGGGTGTACAACTTGGACACAATAGTTCATATTGTACAATCAGCAGCCGAGAGTGGATATAAAAGCCTAAAAAGACCAGTTGATTTTGAGGAATTTGATGTCTGCAATTGGATTGATGAAGTTGGTGGATTAACTGCTAAGGATGGGCAACTTGTAGAGTTTATGAAATATATGCAAAACTCTATGGTGCCAGACTTAAAAGATAATAAGCCAACAGAAGAAAAAAAAAATTAGGTTTTTATAGTTGGGATTCAATAATCATTCTCGCTATTGAAGTTGGCTTAACGATTAATGAGTTTTGGCAACTTACTTGGCGAGAATTTTTATTATATAAGTACGCTTATGATAATAAACAAGTGAAGGAATGGGAAAGGACAAGAACAATAGCCTATTTGATTTATAAGTCAAATACTACTGATAAAAGTCCAAAAAGTTTAAAAGCATTTTTCCCCCTTCCAAGTGATTATGAAGATGTAGAAGAAACTCCTAAGCTAACTCAAGACCAATTGATGAGAACATTAAAAATGTATGGAGTTAAATAAATAAGATGGCACAAGAAACATTAAAACTCGTAATAACTGCCGATACCCAAGAGGCATTAAATAATTTGCAAAACTTTATTAAGACTTCACAAGGTCTTAAAGGAGAAATGCAAAACTTTGGTAAAGTTGGAAATCAAGCAACAAATGCTTTAACAAACTTATCAAGAGTTGCTCAAGATGCTCCGTATGGTTTTATTGGTATTGCTAACAACTTAAACCCATTATTAGAAAGTTTCCAAAGATTACAAAAAGAAACTGGCGGAACTGCAACTGCTTTAAAGGCAATGGCAAGTGGTTTAATGGGTCCAGCTGGTATTGGTTTAGCCTTAGGTGCAGTTTCTTCATTGATTGTTGCATTTGGACCACAAATAGCAAATTTTATTAAAGGTGTTGATGCAGCTAAACAAGCGGAAGATAAGTTTGCTCAAAGTTTAGATAAAGCAAAAGCAAGTGCAAGTGAAAGTGGAATTAAATTACAAGCATATATTGGTATTGCTGAAGACGCTACAATAGCAGAAGATAAAAGGGCAAATGCTTTAAAATTTGTAATAGCAGAGTTAGCAAAGGTAAATAGTGCATATGCTTCTACAATTAAAACAACAGAACAAGCAAGAGCAGCAGTTGATTTATATACTCAATCATTGATTGCACAAGCAGTTACTTCAAGATATGTAGATGAAATTGCTGACAAGACTATAAAATTAGCAGATGCAAATAAAAGAGCATTATTAGCAGCAGAAGAATATAATAAAACTATTGAAAGGTCTAAAACGCTTACAAATGGTTATGCTGACGCTTCAATAGTTCAAGCTGGCACAATAGATAAGGCAAAACAAAATTATAAAGAAGCTGCACAAGAAGCGGTAAGTTTAAATGGGTCAATAATATCATTAAATAAGTCTTTAACTGATACGATTAGGACTGGCGCAAATAATCCTTTTAATGCAGTTACTAATGGTATTACAAAATTAAAAACTGAAACAAGTACTGCTTCTAATGATTTAAAGAAATATATTCAACAATTTGCTTCATTACCAAATCATAGAAGACGACAATTAGTTATTGAAAGACCATCTTTATTTTTAGCACAAGAAAAGTCTGTTTTAGAAAAAAAGGCAACTGCACAAGGAGATGACTGGGCGCAACAACAAATGTATGATTTGACAAAGTTGCAAAATAAAGAACAAGAGCAGTTTAATAATAATTTAAATTTAACAAGAGATATAGTTGGTAATTTAGCACCAGCATTTGAATCAGTATTTAGTGCAATGATAATGGGTGATGATGTTGGTAAAGCATTAGAAGCTACATTTAAACAAATATTAGTTCAATTGATTTCTATGGTTACACAAGCATTATTATTTAAAACAATATTAGGTGCTTTAACTGGTGGAACAAGTGCTTTTGGTGAAGCAGCAGCAGGTGCAGTTGGATTTGGCGGAGGTTTGGGAGGATTTTTTGGTGAGTTCCTATTAAGGGGTTCTGATTTAGTATTGGCAACACAAAGAGCAAACAATAATTTAAGTTTTAGAAGATAATGGCATATCAAAATAAATATAAAATTACATACGCAACAAAGACTACTAAAACTGCATATTTATATATTTTAGAAGACAACTATGCTGGTAGTTTAATTGAATATGATGGAGTAAATATTGACTTACAATATCTTCCTAAATCGGATGAAATTTACGAGGCACTTTACTCAAGCCAATTAAATGTTACTATTGATGTAACAGACGATTTAGCCAACATACCAAACTTGGTTACATTAAATGATAGAAAGTATTTAGCTAAATTATATTTAGGTGCTAACTTAGAATGGATTGGGTGGGTATTATCGGATAACGTACAAATAACTTATTCAACTGGTAGAAAGCAACTCTTTTTTAACTGCGTTGATGGTTTAGGGATGCTTAAAAACATTCCTTTAGAAATAAATAGCGTTGGCAATAGAACTAATACTTTACAAACAGTATTAAGCTATATTTTAACTTGTTTAAACGCATTAGATTTTCCAACAAATCCAAACTTGGTAACTGTATGTTCTTATTTTGGAAATGGCATGAACGATAGAGAAGATGGCACTCAATATGAGCCATTTAGTCAAACTTACTTACCTATAAGAACATTTAAAAATGATGATTATACCTATGAGAATAGTTACGATGTATTAGACAAAATTGTAAAGTCTTTTGGTTGTAGATTGTTCCAAGCTGGTGGCAAATGGTGGATTGTAGCA